TCTTGGGGTTGATGTTCGATACCCGCTGTACGCGCCTGGACGTGGCGGTGGACTACCTGGGGTCGAGAGTGGGGGAGTGGGTCCCGGTCGGCCGATCGGGGAAACGCTTCACGGTGGCGGCGAGGGGTGGCGCGATCGAGACGCAGATGTTGGGCGCGCGATCGTCAGCTCGTCAGCTCGTCGTGTACGACAAGGTGGCCGACTGCAAAGCGAAGAAGGAGCCGGTTCCGTGGGACTGGACGGGCGACATCATGCGGGTCGAGGCCCGGCAACGTCTGAAGCCGTCGGAGGGTGGCTCTGTGTTGGCCCCAGACATGATGGACGATGTGTCCTTGTTGGGGCGGGGAGCGGAATATGCTGGTTTGCCCGTCCGGGATCGCGCAATGCTGGAGTACCTGTCTCGGCATCCCGACGAGTGGTCAGCTTTGAGTCGTGCCGAGAGGCGGAAGCTCGATGGGCTGAAGGATTTCGGCGGAGTGTGTCTGGATCCGTCAGCAGCTGAGGTCTACCGTGCTGGGCTTCCGGATCTCCGCGATCGCTACTTCGACGTCATCAGCGGTGTGCTGTGAAAAGCGCGATCGAGACTTCGGTCGCTTGTCAGCATCGGTGTCGATCGTGCGGAAAGAGGTTGGGCGAACGGGGGTACTGTCCGGTGGTTGGGTACTGGCCTCGCCCGGATCAAGTGAGCTGTGGTCAGTGGTGCTCGCGTCGATGTTTCGTGGTCGGTCAGTTGTGGCTCGAGGTGTGACGTAAGGAGGCCCGGAGCTCCGGGAGTGATCCCTGGGCTTCGGGCCTCTTGATCAAGAGCTTTGGGGGTGCCACCTCGCAGCTCTTGACCACGAAAAGCATATACCCATATCGGCAGGGGAGGGGAGTCTTGCGTTTGTCAGAACGGTGTCGTAAGGTTCAACTAGGAGCAGGAACCCAACCTTACATAAGATGTACTCACCTGCATAGGTTTACATAAGGGGAGGTCATCGGGGGTAGAGGGTTCACTGCCAACACAAAGGCTCGGGGAGAGCCTCAGCTGGAAGGCGGTGCCACGCCAATGCGTGAGATTTCGGTGGAAGGCAAGGTTCGGCGCGTCGAGTCGGGGAGTTACACCGACAAGAACGGTGTCATGGTGCTGAAGGGTACGGTCGTGCTGGCGGGGGAGTTCGACAAGCTGGAGATCGGTCTTGCCTGGCCGACTCCTTCTGCTACGAGCATCGACAAGCTGCGGGGGCTTCGCGAGGGTCAGGTAGTCCGGCTTCTCGTGGGCGTCGAGTCCGGCGAGAACCGTCGAGCCGAGGCGCAGTTCATCTTCCTGGATGACCTGACCCCGGCTCCCAAGAGCTAGGGCTCAACGTCATGAAGCCGGGTGCCACCGGCGAAGCGCTTAAGAGGACGGGAGCGGTTGCCCTGGTGGGCGCTGCTCTCGTCCTCGCGCTTTCTATGCCTGCTGTCGCGGTGGCTGCTGACTGGTCCGTGTCCACCCTCCCGGGTGAGTCCGTCGAGGTCACTGGGGCCGTGTCCGTTGTCGGTCCCCTACCTGTCACCGTGACCGCTCCGGTGGCTTTGACGGCCTCTTCCGTGTCTCAGATAGCGTCTGCGCTCGCGGCGATTGCGCCGACGTCTACGGCGGTCGTGTTCGTTCCCTCAGAGGATGATCTGGCGTTCCGCGACTACGAGCGGATCGCTCTTGCTCTCACGACCACGGCGCTGTTCGCCCTGGTGGGGATGAGGGTCGTCGGATGGTAGAGCCGGGTGCCGTCGCCAAGGAGCTCTACCTGTTTTTCGTCACGGCAGTGATGACGCTGGGCACTGTCGGTGCGGTTCTTCACTACGCGAGGAAGGCGCTGGGCTGATGGAAGCGGTTCGCGTCTCCCTGGGCTGGTTTGACCTGATCTATCTCGCCGGTGGTGCTCTTGTGGTCGGCGGCGTCCTAGGTGTCTTTCAGGCTTTCAAGTGACCGCTGGCGCGGTCGTATGAGGGGGGGAGGTGTACTTCACATGAAGCGACTCTACGATATGCGTTTTCCGATCGCTCTCGGCATGGGCGTGACCATGCTGGGTCTGGCGAGCTCGGCCTTCGCAGTCGACGACGCTGCCGTTATGGCGATCTCCACGGGGATCGGGACCGTGACGACCAGCTGGGCGTCGGTTGCTCCGGTCGCGATCGGAGCCGGTCTGGCGATCTTCGCTGCCCTCTACGTTCTCCGTAAGGGCAAGAAGGCGCTCGGCTAGGTCTACTAGCGGGAGTCGGGGCGTTCGTGCTCCGGCTCCCTCCGCGTGGCGCCCGGCCTTTAGGTCGGACGACACGCGGAGGGAGTCCGTGTGCGAAGGGGAGGGGTCATCGTGACGGTTCGTCCAGGGTGGGATATGCGTCAGGCGATCGTGCTTGTTCTGTGCACGGTCGCTTTCTTGATGACTACTCATCCGGCGTACGCGGCGGAGTCGCAGGTCAGTGATCCCTACGCGGTGAAGCTTGCGATCGAGCAGTCGGTCGCTACCCAATCGGTTCCTACAACGACCTCGTTTCCGTCTCTGTGTGCGTCGGCGGGGGTGACGACCACTGAGGGGATCGTGATCGTCCAGTCGCTTTCGCAGACGTATCTCTCGGTGTGTTCGCTTGTAGGGGGTCTTACATCGGCTCCTGACACTGCTGTGGCCTATGTGACCGCGAACGTGCCGCAGTTGTTGGCTGCCGGCGCTTCGTACGTCAAAGCCGACCCGGCGAAGATGTCGTTGCTGGATCAGGTCGTGCAGGGTGCTAAGAACGTGGGTGATTTCGTCTACCTTGACTTGTCGTGGGTCACGGATACGTGGAAGGGCTGGCTCGGTATTAAGGGCTACCGGGCTGATCTGGCGGGTGTGTGGAATGCTCCGACGTGGCCGTTTGTGACTTCGAGTGGTCCGGGTGGTGCGTACGGTAGTTATGCACTGTATCCGGCGTCTACTTCTGGTCACATGTTGGTCGTGATGGGGTGGCTCCGTGCTGCGTTGTCTAACTCTCATGGTTCGCCTTTGGCTGCTGCGTGGACCGGGAATGGAGAGTATTTCGTCAACTATCCTACGTACGGTGGTCTGATCTACTTTCACAGCTCTACGCGTGGTGACGAGATGGAAGTCAACATGGGGGCGGTCAACATGGAGGTCCTCTATGCTTCGGGTATGTCCGTTCTGTTCGGTGTGCCTGGGTACTACTCTCCTCCTGCTGGTGCCAATGAATACAAGCTGGTGACAGCGCCCGGTGCGGCACCTTGGACGGGTTGGGCCCAGGTGCCTTCTGCGATCTGGCGGGCCGATACCGATTGGACGGGCTTCGGCGGGGGAAATGCTCAGCTGCCCGTGAGTCCGCCTCCGACTACGCCTCAGCTGGGTGATGGGGCGCGTAGTGCGGCCAACAAACTGGCGACCTCGATCAACGGTCTGAACCTGCCGGACGGCTGGGGGTGGGTCAAGGATGTTTTGGCCGTCATGGCGGCTCCGATCGTGACGATTATCAACAGTTTCGCAAGCGTGCTGGATTGGTTCGGGAACTTTCCTGAGACCATGAAGGGCTTTGTCACGATGAACGCGACAGATGCCGGGCTTCTCGCGAACAAGATGTTGCTGTTGCAGACTGCGAATCAGGACCGGTTCCCGTTGGGTTTCGTGCGTCTGGTGCAGGGGTACGCGGCGGCTTTCCAGTCTATGGCTGCGGGGAATTCCGGTGCTGATCCCGTGTTCGTGATCATGGGTCATCCGTACCCTGTGCCGATGGGTGCCTGGATGGATTCGCAGGCTTGGCAGAACGCGCGGGGGATTCTGTCGGCCATCGTGTGGCTCGGGTTCGGTTACTGGGCCTACGCGAAGGCGCGCGCGATATTCGCAGCAGCTGGTGATGCGCAGTGATCGTCAGGGCGATGATGGAGGCTTTTATCTGGTTCTACGGTTTCGCGATCACGGTGCTGCCGTCGATGCCGTTCTCCATCCCTTCCGCGTCGGTGATCGCCGGGGATGCGAGCGTCGTTTTGGGGTGGGGTGCGTACCTGAACCGTGGGCTTCCGATCGTGGAGTCTTTGGCAGTGTTCGCGTTGATGGTGCAGATCGTGGGACTGGAAATTACGTTCCGGTTGGCCATGTGGATCATCAACCTGTTGAAGCCATGAGTCTGTTTCCGAAGAAGGCGACGGAGGTCGGCGGTGCCCGTGCGTTCGTTGGGCGTTTCGGCCATGGCAAGACGCTGGGGATTGTGGAGCACTTGGAGCGTCGTCGTAAGGCCGGTTGCGTTGCGGCCACGAACTTCGATTACGCGCATGGACAGAGCTTCTCGAATCTCGGTCAGCTGGCGCGGATATTGCGCGACCATCTGCGGATTCCACGGCGCGAACGGGCGTTCATGGTCATTGCGATTGACGAGCCGGGGATGCTCTTTCCGTGTGGCTCGAACAAGTTCCCTCCGGTGCTCAACGCGATCTGCAACCGGTCCCGTCACTACAAGGTCGAGTTTGTGTATGCGCTGCCGTCGCTGTCCCGTGTCGACCTGAACCTGCGCCTGGCCACGTCGCGCGTTGTCGTGGTTCGCGGCCACTGGTTTAAGGCGATCGGACACGACGAGCTGGGCGATATCGAGCGGCCGCGGTGGATCGCGTTCACGGAGTACGAGTACGAGAACGACAAGCTCGGCGACCGTGTTGGACCGCGCCGGCGCTTCCTGTGGCGCACGTTGGCTCCGCTTACGGAGCTGTTCGACTCGTTCTGTACGTCGGAAGGTGAGCTGCGCGCGTTGGAGGCGCTGGCGGACGTCACAGAGGAGGCGCTGCCGGACTGGGGCATGGGGTCCGGTGAGGCTCCTGTGACGCCTCCTGCGGCCGCACACGGCGTCGGGCGGCACTCCAGGCACTGGGGCTTCAACAACTGATGGATACAACTCGTAGGGCTGGGCGCTGGTGAGTCACCGAGTAACGGGACGCGGGTTGTGCGTCCCTGGTGTCCACGGCGATCTGTGCGGTGGGCAACTCGGCGGCGGTCTTCGCCCAGTCCCAACGGGACCGATGATGCGAGAGGGGGTGGTCGTGACCTCAAGGGCCGGAGCGCGAAGCGCTCTCGGCTTCACCGCCGTATCTAATAGGCGGTGAAGTGGTTGTTTCGGACATATCGGACGTAAGGACACGGGTGCCACTGTGGAACCTTTGGTTTCGCTTGACCGCATGACCATCGTTGGTGATCTAGACGGGTTCTTCGGGGAGGCGGGCACTGCCTATGGCGCAGGACTGAAGGAGGCGGTTGATGTATGTCAGAGCTACAGCGAATCGACCATGATGGGGAAGTACCCGTACGGCTCTGCTTTCCAGTTGTCGGGCGGGGGCCATGTGTCATTCGCGAGGGCGACGGCAGCTGTGCCGCTCGTGCGTGTGGACGTGAACCCGAACAAGCTCAGTCCGGATGCTCCTGTGCGGCGGG